TTTGACCCCGAAAATGACCCTGCAGGAAGATCACAAGAAGCTTGGAGAATGGTATTTGATAGATTCATTCCTGAAGGAGCTGTATTCTTCTTACCTGAAACAATTCCTGGTTGGAGAGAAATGAAAAAACCTGTTACTGCAAGATTCTATTCTGCTCACTTCTGTTTTACATTAGGTGAGTTCTCAAAAGAAGTTCAACATAACCCTGAATACTATTTTCACGGGGAAGAAATTTCAATTGCCGCAAGAGCTTACACATGGGGGTATGATTTATTTCACCCACACATCCCTGTTGTATACCATGAGTATACTCGTAAAGGTAGAACAAAACAATGGGATGATGACAAGACTTGGGGAGATAAGAACAAACATTCTCATCATACAAATAGAAAATTATTTGGAATGGATGGTGAAAAACAAGAAGGTCATGATGGCCCTTATGGATTTGGTACTGTTAGAACATTAACTGATTATGAAAAATATTCAGGTCTTTTATTTGAAAAAAGAGCAATTGACAAATACACATTAGATAAAAATTATCCTCCAAATCCCTATAATTTTGAAACAGAACAAGAATGGAAAGATAGTTTCTGTATGATGTTTAAGCATTGTATTGATATTGGATATTCTCAAGTTACTGAAACTGATTATGATTTTTGGGTAGTTGCCTTTCACGGTAAAGAAGATAAAACTTTATTTAGAAAAGACGCCGATAAAAATGAAATTGCAGGATTTATGAGAGACCCTGATAAGTATTGTAAAGTTTGGAGAGAATTTCAAACTGATGAATTACCTCAATATTGGGTAGTTTGGCCTCACTCAGAATCAAAAGGATGGTGTGATAGAATTACAGGTCAATTAAATCATAATATAGTTAGTTAATGAAATTTAGTGAAATACCAAAGTTTGTTGTAAATTTAGAAACCAGACCAGATAATCTTGAACTTATAAAAAAAGAGATGGATTATATTGGATGGGAATTTGAAAAATTCAATGCTGTTAACAGAAACAGTTATATGGGTTGTACCCTATCTCATTTAGAAGTTATTAAAATTGCAAAAGAAAGGGGGTATGACCGTGTTATGGTTATTGAAGATGATTGTGTCTTTATGCCATATGCGAAATCATTGTTGGAAGATATTGAAAAACAAATTGAAGGGATTGAATTTGGTGTTTTTAATATAACCCCAACATTAAATAGAAAAGTTAATGTTAGCAACAAATATGATTTATTGTTAGATATTACAAATATTCCTCCAAAAGAAGAACACCATACAGAAACATTTGCAACAAATATTTTGATTTATGATAAATCTGTATATGATGAGATGTTTAATATTTCTTTAACAGCATTTACAGAATCAGGAGATTATTATTTTCCAATTGATGGTTATTTGGTTAAATTTATTTATCCTAATTTTCAAAGTTATTGTCCTGTATTACCAATTGCTCCACAAAGAAATTCATATTCTGATGTGTCTCATGGTATGTATAATAACTTTTATACTCAAACATATAATTGGGATTTATATTCACCTAAAAAAATTCCTAATGAATTTAAAAGCGAACAAGGAAATGAAAAAATAAAACAAGAAAAAATACACGTTCAATATTATGTCAGTTAAATTTATAACATCAATATATAGTGATTTACACGGAACAGAATTAGGTGGAAGAACAGGTAGAAATGGTCACTATAGGTATAGCTTACTATCGTTGTTAAAGATGACAGACGCAGATTTCATTTGTTATACATCAGATAGAGAAATAGATTCTTTAAAAGAATTTTTCTATACCGATAATAAAATTTCAGAAGAAAAATTAAAGTTTCAAGTCTTTGATATTAATGATACAAAATTAAAAGATTTAATTAAAAAAAGAAAAAATGTAGACCAAATTAAACAAGGAGATAGATGTGTTGAAATTCAATACTCAAAATTCCATTGGTGGTGGAATGAAGATAAATCATATGATTACTACTATTGGATTGATGCCGGATTGTCTCATTGTGGTTTAATTCCACCAAAATATTTACTTGGAGAACATCCTCAAGCAAGATATTATGAAAGCAGTTTATTTAGTAATGGATTTTTAAAGAATTTAATTGAAGATACAGGAGACAAATTTTTAATATTAGGTAAAGAAAATGATAGAAATTATTGGTCTGGAACTGTAGACCCAAAATGGTATAAAGAATATGACAGGAGTATTCATATTATTGGAGGAATGTTTGGAGGTCATAGAGACAGGTGGGATAATATAGTTAATATGTTTGAAGATTATACTAAAAAAATATTAACTGAAGATGAAGGGTTACCTCATGAAGAACAAATAATGAGTATGATGTATGTGAATGATAGAGAATTATTTGAAAGAAAACATTTTGATATATGGTGGTATAAAGGTAATTCTCCATCTGGTGTATCGGATGAAATGTTTCAACAAAATAAAAGTTTTTATAAAATATTAGAAGAATTTAACAGAATTTATGAGTAATATAACATTAGTAACAGGTATTTGGGATATCGGAAGAGGAGAATTATCTGAAGGATGGTCAAGACCATACCAACATTATTTAGATAAATTTGAGAAACTTTTAGAAGTTGATAATAATCTTATTATTTTCGGAGATGAAGAGTTAAAAGAATTTGTTTTTAAAAAAAGAAAACCTGAAAATACTCAATTTATATTAAGACCTTTAAGTTGGTTTAGAACTAACGAATTTTTTGATATGATTCAAAAGATAAGAACTAAAGAATCTTGGTATAATCAAGTTAGTTGGTTAAAAGAATCAACACAAGCAAGATTAGAAAATTATAATCCACTTGTAATGTCTAAAGTTTTTCTATTAAATGATGCCAAAATTATGGACCAATTTAATTCAGAATATCTATTTTGGATTGATGGTGGTTTAACCAATACAGTTCATCCAGGTTATTTTACTCATGATAAAGTATTAGATAAGTTATCAAAATATATTAATAAGTTTTCATTTATTTGTTTTCCATACGGAGCCGAGACAGAAATTCATGGATTTAATTATGAAAAAATAAATTCATACGCTGGCGCAAAAATAACTAAAGTTGCCAGAGGAGGATTTTTTGGAGGACCAAAAGATTCAATTTCAGATATTAATGGGATATATTATGGGTTATTAAAAACAACTTTGGAAGATGGATATATGGGTACTGAAGAATCTATTTTTTCAATTATGTGTTATAAACATTCTGATTTAATAAATAATTTTGAAATTGAAAGTAATGGATTGATTGGTAAATTTTTTGAAGATTTAAAGGATGATAAATTACAAACAAAATCTGAAACTTCAGTTAAACATCAATCTAATTTAGATATTAATAAAGTTGGGTTATATGTTATAACTTTTAATAGTCCAAATCAATTTCAAACATTGATTGATTCTATGAAACTTTATGATAATGATTACCTATTAAAGACTACTAAATTTTTATTAGATAATTCTAGTGATGAATCAACATTTGATGAATACGCAAGAATATGCAAAGAATATAATTTTGAGCATATTAAAAAAGATAATTTAGGTATTTGTGGTGGTAGACAATGGATTGCAGAACATTTTGATACTTTGGATTTAGATTGTTATTTATTTTTTGAAGATGATATGTTCTTTTATTCAAAAGATGGTGTATGTAGAAACGGATTTAATAGACATGTTCCAAACTTATATACAAAGTCTTTAGAGATTGTTAAGAAAGAAAATTTTGATTTTCTTAAACTAAATTATAGTGAATTTTACGGGGATAATGGGACTCAATGGGCTTGGTATAATGTACCACAACACGTTAGGGATGAGTTTTGGCCTGGTAAACCAAGACTTCCACAAATGGGATTAGACCCAAATGCTCCAAAAAGTAAATTTGAATCTGTTGTATCACATAAAGGATTACCGTATGCCACAGGTGAAGTTTATTATTGTAATTGGCCTCAAATAGTTACAAAAGAAGGAAATAAAAAAATGTTTTTAGATACAACTTGGGCACATCCTTTTGAACAAACATGGATGAGTCATATGTATCAGTTAGTTAAAAAAGGAGAATTATATCCTGGTATATTACTTTTAACACCAACTGAACACGATAGATTCGATCATTATAACCGAGATCTTAGAAAAGAGTCATAACAATATATTTATTGTTATGGAATTTTATATCAAGAAAAACGCAACATTACCTGTTTTAAAAATGCAAGTTGTAAAAGACGGAAGATCGGGTTATATCCAATTAATGCAAGATTTGGAAGTATCAACTATTTTCTTTTCAATGGTAGATGTTTACAATGGTATTCCAAAAATTGTTTCAGCACCTTGTTATATTGTTCCACTTATTTTTGCTGAAGATGGATCTCCAACAGAATATTACATTTATTATCAGTTTAACTCAAGAGATACAAATACTATTGGAAGATATCAGGGACAATTTTTAATTAAAAATAATGATGGTAATTTAATTTTACCAATTAGAGAAGAATTATTTATTAATATTCAAAATAGTTTTATTTCGGAAACTGCTTGTTGTTAATTTGATTAATCAAGAATAATTTTTATATTTATAGATGAAGACAAATTTCACATATTGTGAAAGCAAATAAGTCAATCTAAAAAATATATTATGATATCTAATGAAGACATTGAATCTTTCCTACATGGAAATGACCCTGAAGAATTTATAGTCGCAATTGAATATGACTACGCATCAAATTCCATTTATAAAATTAAAGAAATTCCTGGTAAAGGAAAAGAAATCCGAAAGGACTCATTCATAGCATTCGCATGGGTTGGAGATTTGCGTGGCATAAACTTTTATGGAGATTCTAAAGAAGCCCAAAAGGTTGCCATGTCAAAATATGGTATTACCATAGATAAGTTAGAAACTCATGGTAATGAAAGATTACAAAAAGGTATGACCTTCATGGTTAGATCCTTAAATGGTTATAGAGAACTTATTCAATTTTTTAGAGATGGTGGATGTGATCCGTGGGGAGAAAAAACAAAAGATAAGGTAATTGTTCTACCTCCTGTAGAACAATATTTAATTTCAAAAGAAAAAAGATTATTCAAAGGGTTTGAAAATTATAATGAAGTTACCAGACTTGTTTATGATTTGGAGACTACTGCTCTTGATCCAAAAGACGGGCGTATCTTTATGATTGGAATTAAAACAAATAAAGGATATCATAGAGTGATTGAGTGTATGGATGAATCTGAAGAAAGAAATGCCATCATTGAATTCTTTAGAGTTATTGACGAACTTAAACCAAGTATTATTGGTGGTTATAATTCAGCAAACTTTGATTGGCATTGGATATTTGAAAGATGTAGAATCTTAAATCTTGACCCAAAAAAAATTTGTAGGTCATTACATCCACAACATTCATTTACAAGAAAGGATAGTATGTTAAAACTTGCGAATGAGGTTGAGAACTTTACTCAAACTTCAATTTGGGGTTATAATGTAATTGATATTATTCATGCAGTTCGTAGGGCTCAGGCAATTAACTCAAGTATTAAAGCTGCGGGTTTGAAATACATTACAAAATATATTAATGCTGAAGCTGCTGACCGAGTATACATTGACCATGAGAATATTGGTAAAATGTTTTTAAATAGAGATGAATATTGGTTAAATACTAATAATGGAAATTATAAGAAGGCTGTTGATTATCAAGATTTGGATGTAAAGTTTCCTGGAGTATATAAGAAGATTACTGGTGATAAGTTGGTTGAGATGTATCTTGATGACGATTTGGATGAAACATTAAAGGTTGACCAAGAATTTAATCAGGGGTCATTCTTATTGGCGGCAATGATTCCAACAACATATGAAAGGGTATCAACAATGGGTACTGCAACATTATGGAAAATGTTAATGTTAGCGTGGTCTCATAAACATGGGTTAGCAATCCCCGCCAAAGAATCAAAGACAGACTTCGTAGGAGGTCTTTCTAGACTACTTAAGGTTGGTTATAGTAAGAATGTCCTTAAGCTGGATTTCTCCTCTCTATACCCCTCTATTCAACTTGTACATGATGTTTTTCCAAGTTGTGATGTAACAGGAGCAATGAAAGGTATGTTAAAATATTTCCGTGATACTCGTATCACATATAAAGAACTTGCTGAAAAATATTATATTACCGACCCCGATAAATCAGCATCATACGGAAACAAACAATTACCCATTAAAATATTCATTAACTCAATGTTTGGAGCATTGTCTGCACCACAAGTTTATGCTTGGGGTGATATGTTTATGGGTGAACAGATTACCTGTACTGCAAGACAATACTTAAGACAGATGTTAAAATTCTTTATGAATAAAGGGTATGTTCCGTTGGTAATGGATACTGATGGTGTGAACTTTTCAACACCTGATGAAGCTAAAGACCGAGTTTATGTTGGTCGTGGATTGAATTGGAAAGTTAAAGAAGGTAAGGAGTATTATGGACCTGAAGCAGATGTTGCAGAATACAATGATGTATTCATGAGAGGTGAGATGGCACTTGACACAGATGGTGTTTGGCCATCATGTATAAATCTTGCCAGAAAAAATTATGCTGTTATGGATGCCAAAGGAAAGATAAAGTTGACTGGCAATAGTATTAAATCTAAAAAACTTCCATTGTATATTGAAGAATTTTTGGATAAGGGTGTTAAGTTATTATTAGAGGGTAATGGGAAAGCATTTGTTGAATATTATTATGAATATATTCAAAAGATATTTGATAAAGAAATTGCGTTAAGTAAGATTGCTCAGAGAGCAAAGGTTAAATTAAGTATTGATGATTATAAAGCAAGATTAAACACAAAGACTAAATCAGGAAATAGTATGAGCCGTATGGCACATATGGAGTTAGCAATACAAAATAAGTTAAATGTTAATTTAGGAGACGTTATATTTTATGTTAATAATGGAACAAAGGCATCTCAAGGTGATGTTGTAAAAGCCGCAGAAAAAAAGGTTAGTACGACACATCAAACAGAACTTTTATTTGAAACTATTCGTAAGTCTACTATTGTAGAACCATCAATTCAGATTAATTGTTACATGTTGGATAAAGATATTTTAGATAAAAATCCTAATTTAACAGGTGATTATAATGTCCCAAGAGCAATTGCAACATTTAATAAAAGAATGGAACCTTTAATGGTCGTATTTCAAGATGAAGTTAGAAATAGTTTACTTGTTACAGATCCAGAACAAAGAGGTATTTTTACTACAGCACAATGTGAATTAATTAATGGACATCCATTAGGTGATGGAGATCAAGATAGACTACAGGAAGATGTATTAGATATTACTGAATTAGAATTAAAATATTGGGAAAAACGAGGGTTAAGTCCTAATTACATGTATGATTTAGCAGAAGAAGGGTGGCAAGAAAAATTAGGATCCTTTAAGTCCGTCTGAACTTAATATGTACCAATTACCACCAACAAATCTAAATTCAACACAAGCAAATCTATCCATAACTAATTCATCATAATCTTCATCAATCTTACCAACATCTGGTTTGATTGTTAAATGAGTCATTGATTTAATTACAACATGGTCAGTACTTCTTGAGTCAAGAATAATTACAGAGAATGGAATTCCTCTAACAATTATACATGATTCTCCGTTTGTGCGGTAATCTAATTCGGATACCATTGAAATTTCTGAAGTATCAATTGCCATTCCATTAATAATTTTTCTTGAGGGTATTGTTTTTACTATTGCCATAAAATTAGATTACATATATTTGACGAGGCATTGCTCTGAACTTCATTTGCTTATTTAAATTTTCAGCAATAAGAGCTTCTCTTTCCATCACTTTTTCAGGTCTTAACCTTGTTAACCAACCTTCAGCGCCTGTAAGTTCTTCTATTAATTTAGATTTTTCATCTTTAGCTTCAGTTAAAAGACTTGTATAATCCATCGTTATTTCCGAATCAGGAGTTTTTAAGTTTCCACTATATTTTCCTCTTACCCTTGCTAAAGTTTCTTTTACATAGGCAGTAAACCATCTTCTAACCCATTGTTTACCAGGTACATTTAAATCTTCCCACGATAATTCATCAAGAGGAACATCTGTAGGTAGTAAAATAATGTCTTTATTTGCCTTTAAACATGCCGCCCTATCATCAGGACCAACATCATAATACCAATACCAAACAGCCTTTCCTACATAGTTACTATAACTGCTCCAACTAAATTTACCACCTGGAGTATTATATAAGAAGATATTTTTTTTACCATCAGGTAACCCTGTAATTCTATAAGTTAATGACCCTCCTAATATTCTATTAAGAATATTGGCTTCTTGCATTCTAATTAAGTAATCAAATCCTGACATCATGTAATAAGAACCTTGATTACCCATTTGAGCAAATCCTGGTTGGTCAGCACCAAGTCCTACACCAGCACCAAATCCAGAAACACCACCCAAACCAAATGCCGTCCAAGCTTGGTCACTAAACCATAACAATTCATTAACCTCTCTTCCTGCAGGAATTTCATAGTTTTGTGTGTTAGCACTTAAAGTAAAATAATCTTTTTTAAGTACCCAAGGCCCCATAGTTTGAAGACCTACAATTTTAGAGTATGAGTATGAGAATTGTTGTTCAAAATCCATTGTTCTTGTAACCAATGCTTTGGCAACAGATTTCTCGCTCATATTCAAATTAACAAGGTTAACCCATTGACTATCAATTAACCATTGTAGAATATATTCTTCGTAATCTTGAATAGATAGTTCCATTAAAGAATCCATCATTTCATCTTCAACCTCCACACTTCTAAGTGGGGCACCTAAGAGATGTTTGATTCTCGTATAAATTTTTGACCTTTCTGGTTCTGGTATAACTGCCATAATTATAACTATATTAACTATAAATATATTGACTATTCTATTTCGTATAATAGAGAAGTTATCTTAAATACATAAACATTCTCATTACTTATTGGATTATTTTTAAATATTAAAATTTTGTTTGTTTTAGTTTGAATAAAAATTAACCAATCCACATTATATGGTTTAACATTTCCAGTATCATATAATTTAACTTTATCGCCATCAAGTGATGTATTTGAATATGGTTTTACTTGAGCGGTATGGATTTTTCCATCCATTTCTATTTTCAAATCAATACCTTTAATGGCATCATTTTTTTGTCCATGTCCACCAACTTTAATCAACTTGGCATTTCCTTCAAAATAATCTTCAACTTTCTTTAATACATTATCTTCAGATTTTTGACCTCTATCCCATAGTTTCTTTAAAACTCTTATTATGTTAAGAAAATCTTCATTGTGTTTGGTGAAAATATCTTTTTTAAAATGGTCTAATGCTTTAACAAATCTTGTAATTTCAGACACAGTTCTTTTTTCTTTTTTAGAAAAATCAAACATTTTTTCTTCTTTTCCAATTTTTATAATTTCTTTGTTAACCGCTTTAACAAGAAGACAAAACGTATTAAAGTTTGTATTAAGATTATTTAATATTGACCTTCCTTCCTTTGATTCAACACCATAAAATCCTGACATTTCACTACTTGTTCCATCTACCCAAAATTGGTGGAATACTTCCTTTAATGCGTCGGTAACACCATCTTGATATATTTTTTTAATACGAGAATTATTTATTAATTCTTTATAAAATAAAACTTCTTTAGGTTCACAAAATTTTGCTTCAACAGACTCAGTTAATAATTTTTCTAATATAACCGATTCCATTAATTTTGTTTCTGTTTTCATGTCATACATTTTGGAAACAAAGTCCCAATTCACAACTTTCCAAAAGTTTGTGATATATTCATCTCTTTTATTATGATATTTCAAATAATAGGCGTGTTCCCAAACGTCTAACCCCAACAATGGAAATCCTCCACCTTCAATCACATTCATTAACGGATTGTCCTGATTAGGTGTAGACATAATCTTGAATGTGTTCTTGGCAGTTAATACCAACCAAACCCATCCAGAACCAAATCTATCTTTGGCAACTTTATCAAATTCTTTTTTGAATGCTGTAAATGTCCCGTATTGTTTTGTAAGTTTTTTGTAAAGTTCCCCACCTAATTTTTTTGGTGTTGGGGTTAAAAAATTCCAAAACAACGCATGATTAAAGGCCCCACCAGCATTATTTCTTATTGTCTTATCATAACGACTTATGTTTTTGATAATTTGTTCTAATTCTAAATCGCCATATTTCTTTTTAGACAATGCGTCATTTAATTTATCCACATAGCCAAAATAATGCTTTGTGTAATGCAATTTCATTGTTTCTGGATCAATAAACGTTTTGAGGGCGGAGTAAGAGTAAGGCAATTTTTCAATGCCAATCTTTTTCATTTCTGTGATTAACAACTTTTTTTCTTGTGTGATGTGATTCTCAAGTATTTGTGTTTCAAGTTGTGTTATTTTTTGTTCTATTTTTTTCATATTTTTGGACTATCCATTTCATATAAATAATCCAGTTTTTGTTTAACGACGCATTTCATTAATTCTCTTTAAGATTTCTTCAGCAACATCACCGCTGTCTTGATTGTCCCCCATCACCGTGGCAATCACTTGTTTTTTATTGTTTAATATGTCATAGATAATTCCTTCAATTGTATTTTCAAAGATGGGGTAATATACTAAGACGTTGTTTTTCTGCCCGTATCTATATGCTCGGTCTTCTGCTTGGGCGTGGTCTGAAGGTACAAATGATAGGTCATTCATTATAACAGCTTCTGCTGCGGTTAAGGTAATACCAACTCCTGCCGCCTTAATATTTCCAACAAATACTTTTATTTTTTCATTATCTTGGAACTCATCAACACTATGTTGTCTACTTGGTTTGGTCATAGACCCGTCAACTTTTACTGCAGATTTTCCAAAATGGTCACAAATTTTATTTAATGAATCTGTAAAATTACAGAAGATAATAACTTTCTTACCTTGTTCTATAATATTTTCTGCAAGTTCAATTGTCTGACTAATTTTTTCATCAGCAATAATTTGTCTTATTTTAGTTAGTTTAGTAAACTGAACAGTTAATGATTTGGAGTCATTAGGATTTTTATCATACCAATCATAGTATTCTCCCATTACTTCCTCGTAATTTTTTGATCTTAATCTCAGATATACTGGAGTTATAATTTTATCAGGTAGGTCAAGAACATCCTCTTTCAATCTTCTTAATATTGTTGATGATGTTCTATCTCTTAATTCTTCAAGATTACTGGATCCAGTTACATTCCATATTTTTCTACCTCCAGTATTAAATTGATAACCACTGCAATATCTAATGGCGTAGGCCATCCAATTTTTAGCAACAGGGGAATCAACCAAACTTAATAGATTAAAATAATCCATTGGTCTTGAGGTCATTGGAGTTCCTGATAATAACCAAAGTCTATCAACTTTTTTTACAAGGTCATTGATTAGTTTTGTTCTTTGGGCTGAACCATTTTTGATATAGTGTGCTTCGTCAACGATAACCAAATCAAAATTGGAGTTAAGAATTTGCGAGTCAGTTTTTTTCTTAGGGTCATGGAAATTTTTTATTATATCGTAGTTTATTATAACATAGTCGGCATCTGAACTAAAATTTTTACCTTCGGCAATATAGACAGATTTATCAGAGTAATTTTCAATTTCTCTTTTCCAGTTAATTTTAAGTGTTGCTGGACAAATGATTAAAACTTTTTTTGAGTTGGCTTCTATAGCGGCAATAATAGTGGAAGTAGTTTTGCCAAGTCCCATATCATCAGCCAAAATGAACTTTTTATTTTCAACCAATTTTTGGATAGCTTCTTTTTGGTGAGATAATGGGGGACGGTGAGAATATTTTTCATAATTAATTACAACATTTTTAACGGTATTGTCTTTTATAATTGCGGCTTTTGGCAACCAAAAATCATGGAGTTCTTGTGATTCAGTTATTTTGCCCCAAATGTGATATGCCTTTTCTTTATCTGCCAATAACTTTTCAACCCATATTTTTTCAGGAATTACAGTTAATAATTTATCATCAGCAAGTTTTTGTGCGAAGTAAGCGTCAAGTATAACCCACTTTTTGGCGACCTTTGGTGTCTTGTCGTGATTGGCAATAATATATTCAGATTGACTTCTTGTTGGGTAGAATTTTTTATTAATTTGGGATTTTCTTTTTATCTCAAGCAAATAGTTATTTGCACCCTCATATGTTTCCAATAAGGACATTGCTCTTGATTCTAAACTTATTTCCATCTATTAAAAAATCTTTGTATTAAATATAGTTATCTTTTGAGTATTTATCAATATGGAAAATTTAGTACCTATAACTCGTTTAGGAAAATTCTTTGGTGGGGAAGATCTCTCACTTGATATTGGTATGGGAGAAGAATGGCTTCTCGGCGATATGAATTTCACAGTTATACTTTATCGTATTGATAGGTATAAAACAAAAACAGATGATGTCTATGGTGAAGTTCTTGAAGATGGTATTCAATTTTTGGCTCCCGTTGAGTTAAAAGGTCTTGTTCAAATAATGGCTCCAACAAATAAATTATTGGGTAATTCAAAAGTTAAACAAGATGAACCAGGTAATATGAAATTTTCCATTTATCAAAAAACTTTGGATGATATTAATGTGAATATTTTTATGGGTGATTATATTGGGTATTATGAATCTGAAGATAGAGTTAGATATTATACGGTGATTGATGATGGTCTTGTTGTTTCAGATAATAAACACACATATGGTGGAGTTAAACCATTCTACAGAACGGTTACCGCAACATGGGTAAATGAAAACGAATTTAGAGGAATATAATGAAAGTTATTATAACAGAATCACAATTTGATTCATTATTTCTTGGTAAGAAAGTTATGGTGTATTATAATTTACACAAACATACCTTTTCAGTCACATATGATAGTAAAGTTATAATGCATGCCGATTATGTTAAACTTGAAGATGTTGAATTTAGAGTTAGACAAGGTGGTAAATCAAAAGTTCGTGATGAAAAAAGAAAAAATGTTCATGCTTTTGTAATTGGGAAATTACTGGATTATTGTGAATATCCTTGTGATGATTTACCTGTCACAAAATTTGAAAAAATTGTGACATATGACCCATACAAGTTTGATACTTTTGTGTATAAAGATGGCGAAGAACCAGTTTATAATGCAAAAGAAGTGGATATGATTAATTCAAAAAATAAAATAGTTGTAACAAAAAAGTAATATGGGATTTCCAAAACAAATAAAAAAAACATTACCGTTAGTTCCAAAAAAAACATTATATGCTCGTAGAGAGCAATTATTGGAATACATCAACAAAGATGGGACTTATCTTCCTAAGTCAGTTTTGCATGCTGATTTGGATAGAGGAATGCTTGATTTTGTTAAAGGAGATTTACAAGTTGTTACCGCAGGAAAAATTGTTCCGATGTTGGACATTTTAATTACAACACAAAACTGGTCACAGTATGTTGAAACGGCACAATTTGTTGATATGGATAATAATCCTGAACCGCCATTTATTACTGTTGTTAGAAGCCCTGAAGTTAAGTACGGTACAAACCCATCACTTCAATATACAATTCCAAATAGAAAACAATTTTATTATGCCTCAGTTCCAACTTGGAACGGTAATGAACAAGGTATGGACATCTACACCATTCCGCAACCCGTCCCAGTTGATATTAATTATAGTGTTAAGATTGTTTGTAATAGAATGAGAGAATTGAATGAACTTAATAAGATTGTAATGCAAAAGTTTTCATCAAGACAAGCATATACATTTATTAAAGGACAATATGTTCCAATCATTATGAATAATGTTTCAGATGAATCTCAAATGACAACTGAATCAAGAAAATTTTATCTTCAATCTTATGATTTTACAATGCTAGGTTATTTGATTGATGAAGAAGAATTTCAAGTTAAGCCAGCAATTCAAAGAATAACCCAACTATTTGAAGTTGATACAAGAACCCCAAATAGAAAAAGAAATAAATTTCCAAAAAATCCTGATGAATTTGATTTTAATTTTCTTTTTGTTTCAGGCGTTACCATATTAGTTGATGTAATTGATTTTACCGCAAACATGAGTTTAGTAGGAAGTGATAATGTTCAGACTTATGATGTATATATCAATAACAATTATTATGGAGGCGATGTTAACATCATACAAATTACAACTAATGATGTTTTAAGGATAGAAGTTACAAAAATAGATGACACTTTACAGTCAGTAATTCAGTTTGAAAACAAACTAGTTTAATCTTCACCATAGATATCTTTCTTCTCTTTACACTTTTCTATAATTAAATTCTCAAGAAATTTATAAATTTTAATTCCTCTTTTATCGCAGTATATTTTCAATATATTGTGTGATTCAGGTGATATCTTTATGTTCTTTATTTCTTTCTTTGTTTTCATGGTGAGAAAAAAGGTAGAATAAATTCATACCGTTTACAAATACATATCTAAAAGTAAAGTTTTTTCACCTTATACGTAATATTTATCATTAAAATAAATCTGTAATAGAATTAATTAATAATGGCAACAGCACAAGCAAACAAAAAAGTATTCGTATCACCTGGAGTATACACATCCGAAACGGACTTATCATTCGTAGCTCAGAGTGTCGGTGTAACGACATTAGGTATAGTTGGGGAAACAATTAAAGGCCCAGCTTTTGAACCAATTTTCATAACTAACTACGATGAGTTCCAAGCCTATTTTGGTGGAACAGAACCCGTTAAATTTGTAAACACACAAATCCCAAAATATGAGGCTGCTTATATCGCTAAATCATATTTACAACAATCAAACCAACTTTTTGTAACGAGAGTGTTGGGATTATCGGGATACGATGCGGGTCCTTCTTGGACAATCAGCGTAACTGCAAATGTTGACCCTTTAACTATTGGGTTTAGTCCGTCTTCAGCAGGAACTATATTTACAGCTACGTTTACAGGTAGTAATTCTGCAAATACTGTAACATTAAATACATCAACTTTACCCGCAACAATCCAAGACAGTTATACTAGTCAATATAGATTAAGCGATGGAAGTGTTTCAACTTTAGAGAATGATTTTAATTATTACATTAGTAATATTACTGACACTTTAGGTGCTTCAGGTAATACATGTGTAATTTATGGTTCAATACCCTCAAATGATTGGTATTCATTAGTTGGAACTTATTCAAATGTGAATAATGTTTATGGTGTACCAGGAGATGGCGACATTGAATATAATGATTTAAGTTCAGGTTCAAATGATCCTTGGTATTATGCAAATTTTGATAATATTCTTACTGAACCAAAGGGAGATAACTATTCAGGTTATTCTTTTGATTATATTGTTAGTTCTGTAGTATCAGGGTCTGGTGATTCATATTCAGGTTCAATATCAGGTACAATATATACTTTCTCAGGAACTGCATATAGTGAATATAATAATATGGTTGTTGCTACTTTACGTTCAAGAGGCATTTCTCTTTATACAAATAATGCTGATTCTGAAAATCACGGACCTATATATGAAACTACTGGTTTAACTATGGTTTGTGATGGTTCATATTCTGGTGTAAGTACAAATCCTTATGGGACATTCTTATTATCAGGTGCAACTAAAGACAATACAACATTCCAATTTGAAACTTCATTATTGGCTTCTTCTTCAAAATATATTACAAAAGTATTTGGTGAAGATAATTTTGGTAAATCAAGATATACAGTACCTGTATTTGTTGAAGAATCTTATCAATCATCATTAAATATTGCATACCAAAAAGGTTACATTAAAGGATTGAATTGTTTTTTAATTAGTCTTCCAGACGCTAGAAGTGAAAGTAATTCATCTATTGCTTATAATTTAGAAAAATATCAATCTCCTGAAACTCCATTTTTGGTTTCAGAATTAAGAGGTAATAAAGTTTATAATTTATTTAGATTTATATCAATTTCTGATGGAGATTCTGCAAATATGGAAGTTAAAGTTTCAATTGCTAATCTTTCATTTAATAATATGTCATTTGATGTGTTAATTAGAAATTTTTATGATACAGATTCGGCGCCTGTTGTAATTGAAAAATTCACAAATTGTAATATGGATCCAGGTTCTAACAACTTTATTGGAGTTAAAATTGGTACTTCAAACGGTGAATATGCTTTAATTTCAAAATATATTATGGTTGAATTGGCTGACGGGGCACCTATAGATGCAATTCCTTGTGGATTCCGTGGTTATACTCAAAGAGAATATGATAATCTTTCTGAGTATCCATCACCATATATTCAATACAAAACAAAATATTTCTATCCAGGTGAAACTATTACAAATCCTCCATTTGGTGGAGCTGCTAATACAACTGAATCTGCTGGAGATATTGTTAGAAGAGCTTACTTAGGTTTTTCAACACAATATGGTGTTGACGAATCATTCTTAACATATAAAGGAAAACAAACACCATCTAGTTGGATTTCAAATCCAACACAAGCGGCAGAACCATGGAACGTTCAAAGTAAAGGTTTCCATATGGATTCAGGAGCAACAGTTGTAACAATCGCAAATACTTATCAAACAAGTGGTCAAACCGCTTTTGAATGTGGTACAGCAGATTTTAGATTTGACCCTGAGTCTCAAGAAAATCCTTATTACTTTATTTACTCAAGAAAATACACAGTATGTTTTGCTGGTGGATTTGACGGATGGGACATATACAGAGAACACAGAACAAATACAGATAATTTTCAATTAGGTTCAAGTGGTTATTTGGCAGGAGCATATCCTTCTTCAAGATATCCAAATGCAACAGGTGATGGTTTATTCAAAAGAATTGTAGTACAAAATAATACACAAGACTTTGGAAATACTGACTACTACGCTTACTTACTTGGTATTCTTAGTTTTGCTAATCCTGAATCTACAAATATTAATATATTTGCAACTGCAAGTATTGACTATGTTAATAACTCTAACTTATGTGAAGAGGCTATTGATATGATTCAGTACTCAAGAGCTGACTCAGTTTATATTGTAACAACTCCTGACTATAATATGTTTACTCCAGATGCTTCAAGTCAATATGATGTTATTTATTCACAAGAAGCAGTTGATAACTTAAACAATACAGGGATTGATTCAAACTACACAGCAACTTATTATCCTTGGATATTAACAAGAGATACTGTTAATAATACGCAAATTTATTTACCTGCAACAGGTGAAGTTTGTAGAAACTTAGCTTTAACAGATAACATAGCATTTCCTTGGTTCGCATCAGCGGGTTACACAAGAGGTCTTGTTAATTCTATTAAAGCTAGACAAAAATTAACTCAAGAAAACAGAGATACATTGTATCAAGGTAGAATTAACCCTATTGCAACTTTCTCTGATGTTGGTACTGTAATTTGGGGTAATAAAACATTACAAGTTGCGGATTCAGCATTGAACAGATTAAATGTAAGAAGATTATTATTACAAGCTCGTAAATTAATATCTGCAGTTGCTGTAAGATTATTGTTTGAACAAAACGATCAAATCGTTAGACAACAATTCTTAGATAGTGTTAATCCTATTTTAGATTCAATTAGAAGAGATAGAGGTTTATACGATTTCCGTGTAACAGTTTCTTCAACACCTGAAGATTTAGACGCAAATAGATTAGTTGGTAAAATATATCTTAAACCAACTAAAGCGTTAGAATTTATTGATATTGAATTCTTTATAACTCCAACAGGAGCTTCGTTTGAAAACATTTAATAAATAAATCTAAATACTTATTAAACCCCATCAATTAATTTTGGTGGGGTTTTTACTTTTAATGATATTTAATTATATGAGAAATGTTATTAAAGAAGGATTTAAATCAGAACATACTCCAGATATGAAATATTATGCTTTTGACTGGGACGATAATATTGTTCATATGCCAACTAAAATTATGTTAAAAACTGAAGATGGTGATGAGATTGGAATGAGTACTGATGACTTTGCAGAATATAGACATGATATAGGAAAAAAACCTGTAGAATATAAAGGTGAAAAAATTATTGGGTATGCTGATAATGCATTTAGAAACTTTAGAACTGAAGGTGATAAAGATTTTTTAATTGACTCTATGACAGCTAAAAAAGGACCAGCGTTTAATGATTTTAAAGAGGCGATAAATAACGGGTCAGTATTTTCAATAATCACAGCAAGAGGTCACAATCCAAATACGTTAAAACAAACGGTTTATAATTATATAATAAATGGTTTTGGTGGTATAGATAAAAATGAATTAGTTAAAAATCTTAGGAAATATAGAACATTTGCGGATGAAGATGATATGTCTGATGATGATTTAATTAGGTCATATTTAGAGCTTAACAAATATCATCCAGTATCTTTTGGTACTGAAAATGGTGCTGCTAGTCCTGAGGAATTAAAAGTTATGGCAATGGATGAATTTGTAGATTATGTTAAAGGTCTTGCATCATTTCTCAACAAAAAGGCATTTTTAAAAAAAGAAATTAGTAATAATTTTATACCAGATCAACCTAAAATAGGATTTTCAGATGATGATTTAAAGAATGTAGAAAAAATAAGTAAGCATTTTAAAGATAAACCAGATAATATAGTTAAAACTTATTCTACTGCTGGAGGAACTAAGAAAGAATATAAATAAAGAATATTATTTCTAAAATCAAAGTAAATAGAAATATTTTTAAAAAGACTATATTTATAAGATATAAAATAAAAAAAACAAAATTTTAATAACATGGCTGATTTACTAATGAAAATGCCGATTCCTTACGAACCGAAACGTCAGAACCGATTCATCTTGAGGTTTCCTTCAAGTTTAGGAATAAATGAATGGTTCGTGGAAAGTGCGAAAAGACCATCCATCAAAATTGCTTCAACAGAAATACAATTTTTAAATACGTCAACATTTGTTGCTGGTAGATTTAATTGGGATGAGATTTCAGTTAAATTTAGAGACCCAATTGGACCATCAGCGGCTCAAGCTCTTATGGAGTGGGTTCGTTTACATGCTGAGTCTGTAACAGGTCGTATGGGATATGCCGCAGGTTATAAGAAAGATATTGATTTGGAGATGTTAGATCCAACAGGTGTTGTTGTTGAAAAGTGGATTCTTTACGGAACCTTCTTAACAAGTGTGGACTTTGGTGCTCTTGGATATTCAACTGATACTTTGGCTGATATTACAGCTTCACTTCGTATGGATCGTTGTGTATTAGTTTACTAATATTTTAATGTTTATAAAAAACAAATTTTAATTATATTTAACCGTAAAGACATAAACTTTACGGTTATTTTTTTATATGGACAATCAAACACAAAATTACGCACAACAGAATTTCACACTTCCTCACGATGTGGTTCCATTGCCATCACAAGGAATTTTTTACAAAAATAAAAAGAAATCAGTTAAGATTGGTTATTTGACTGCATCTGATGAAAATATTTTAATGGCAGGAGGAGATGATGTAACTACTAATTTAATTAAAGGTAAGTTATACGAACCTGATATTAGGGTTGAAGATTTACTAGAAGGAGATATTGAAGCGATTCTTATCTTCTTAAGAAACACTTCTTTTGGACCTGAATTAACAGTTAATGTTACAGACCCAACAACAAAAAAATCTTTTCAAGCTACTGTTGTTTTAGATGAACTTAATGTTGTTAAAGGTCAAGAACCACTAGAAGATGGTACATTTCTTGTAACACTTCCAAAATCAAACAGTATTGTTAAGTTAAGACCAATGACTTACGGTGAAATTATGGATATAAATAGAATGAGTGAGTCATATCCACAAGGAAGAACGGTACCTAAAATTACTTGGAGACTTGAAAAACAAATTGTTGATGTTGATGGAAATATAAACAAAGGAGACATCGCTAAATTTATTGAACAAATGCCAATAATGGATTCAAAATTCATCAGAAATTTTATGGATGAAAATGAACCAAGATTAGACATGAACCGAATAGTAACAACCCCATCAGGAGATAGACTGACAGTTAACGTCGGTTTTGGGGTGGAGTTTTTTCGCCCTTTCTTCTGATTATAGAAAAGGACAACTTGATGAGTTTTTTTATTTAAATACTCTACTCAAGGTTACATGGCAAGATTTTGAACGAATGCCCATATTTGTAAGAAAATATTTATTAGATAAATGGGTTGAAAATAATAAGAAGGACTAAAAAATTAGTCCTTCTTCTATTTATAAGAAAAGATTTCAATGGCTTTAGATAAAAAAACAGGAACGAATGAATATGGGAAAGATTTTTCACAATTTCCTGAAGTTGAAGGTAATGCATTTGCTGGTGTTGCAAAACAAATGACCGAAGCCGCTAATGAAATGGTGGAGGCGTTTACTGCGTCAAGAGCAAGGGTTAGTGAAATGAATACTGCGGTTAGTGAAGCGGCTCCAAGAATGAGAAGACTTGGTGCAAGCTTTATTGAAACTACTACAGCAATGAAAGACATTGCTGCTGCAACCCAAAAACAAACATTGGCTTCATCAGATAGTGTTGCTAAATTACATGCAACAACTAAAGTTATTGGTGAAGATACTAAACGCATTGTTAACAATTTTACAGATGTTGGGATTCAATTTGGAGTTATTGGTAGTCAATTGGAAAAATCGGTAGTAACAGTAAGAGATTTAGGTTTGAATGTTAAATCGGTAATGCAAGATGTTGTTAATTATGCGTCCGACCTTAATAAGTTTAATTTTGAGGGTGGTGTAAAAGGATTAACAAAAATGGCAGCAAGCGCTTCTATGCTTAGAGTGGATATGAGTGCTACCCTTAATTTTGCGGATAAAATTTTGGGAAATCCTGAAGAAGCAGTTAAGATGGCATCGGCATTTCAAAGACTTGGAGTATCTGTTGGAAATCTTGTTGACCCATATTCTTTGATGAATGACGCGATGAATGACCCCGAAAAAATTCAAGGTAGTCTTGCTAAGGCGGCACAACAATTTACATATTTTGATGAAAAGGCAAAATCGTTTAGGATTAATCCTCAAGGAATCTTAACTCTTAAAGAAATTGCTAATGAATCCGGAATAGCTTATAGTGACTTAACTAAAATGGGATTGGCTGCAGCTGAAACAGGTAAGAGAATATCACAAATTAACCCATCTATTAAATTTGAAAATGATTCAGACAAACAATTTTTATCTAATTTGTCTGAAATGAATGAATCTGGTGAATATACTGTTAAAATTACAAATGCTCAAGGAGATGTCGAAACTAAAAAATTAAGTGATGTAACACAACAAGAGTTTAATAAGTTAATTGACGAACAAAAAAAACAGCCAAAAACAATGGAGGACATTGCAAGAGCATCAATGAAACAGGGGGATATTGTTAAAAATGATGTTCATGCAATTAAGGAAGCGGTAGTTAGAGGTATTGTATCAACGTCTTTTGTTAAAGATAATTTGGAATCCTTAAGAAAACTTACAACAGTGCCATTTGGAGCGGCATCTAATCAACTGGCACGTACAGAAATTTTTAGTAAACCTTCTAACGAAGTAATCGGGGCAATGAAAACTGCCGTAAAAGATTTAATAAAGGGAAACTCTGCGTCGGATGTTGTTAAAGAACTTAATAGTAAATTAAAACTTACTGGTGAACAATCTATGATTGTTATGCAGGATGTACTTAAAAATATGGTTAAAGAAATTGACAGCAAAGGATTTGAATACAATGATTCGGAGATTGGTAAATTGGCAACGGCAACTTATAAAGGATTGAAAGATTTGGCGTCATCTAAATCGGAAAAAAATACAAGTGGAGTATCAGAAGCAACAACAAACGCAGCAATCGCAAGATATAATAAGATTAG